CAATGAGGTTATTGTTCCCTTTTTATCGGTAGTTGAAAATCCTACGGAACGAGAGGATTTATGGAATCTCGAAACTCAATTAATAGAAAAAGGGGAGATGAATGAAGAGGATAGATATGTGTGGCCAAACAATAAATTAATAATGCTTTCTTCGGCTTCATATAAGTTTGAATATATGTATAAATTGTACAGCCAATTCGATAACTTAATCATGTCTGACAATAAAAACCAAGATGATGCGACAAGATGCATTATGCAATTTTCTTACGATTGTGCTCCTAAAAGGTTGTACGATCAAAATCTTATCAATCAAGCTAAAGCTACAATGAGTCAATCTCAATTTGAACGAGAATTTGGCGCGTTATTTACAGATGATAGTTCTGGATATTTTAAAACTTCCAGAATGGCAGCTTGTACGGTGATAGACGGAGACGATCCTCATGTAGAAGTTAAAGGAGATCCTAAAGATGAATATATTCTGGCATTTGACCCGTCTTGGTCTGAAAGTGAAAGTAGTGACGATTTCGCTATGCAAATTTTAAAATACAATAAAGACAATGGATCTTCCACTTTAGTTCATTCATATGCGATGTCAGGAACACCATTAAAAGAGCATATTTTTTATTTCAAATATTTACTTGACAGTTTTAATATTATTGCAATGGTTGGAGATTACAATGGTGGAGTGCAGTTTATCAACGCAGTAAACGAAAGTCATTTATTTAAATCGGCGAACATCAAAATAAAAACAATGGAAGCTGATCTAGACAAGATGGAAAGTTATCGAGAAAATTTAAAAATTCTTAGAAATCAATATGACCAGAAAGATAAGAGAACTTTAATATTAAGAAAACCCACATCTGATTGGATTAGAAGAGCGAATGAATTGTTGCAAGCTAACTTTGATCATAAAAGATTGTGGTTCGGAGCAAGAGCGGTAGACGAATCTTACAACAAAGAAAGGTTAAAGAAAATACCCATAGACAAACTTAATTTTTTAAGAAATCCAGATGATTTAGGAAAGCAAAGCGGTTCTGCAAAAATGATAGAATTTATAGAGCATCAGTATGACATGATGAACTTGACAAAAAATCAATGTGCTTTAATTCAGATCACTACATCACCTCAAGGAACTCAAACATTTGATTTACCTATTGAATTAAAAAGACAAACTGGACCAGACAAAGCAAGGAAAGACTCTTACTCTGCTTTAGTGCTTGGGAGCTGGATGTGTAAGATATATTTTGATATGATGAATCAACCAAAAGAAGAGGTTTATCAAGGCTTTACTCCAATGTTCATAAGTTAACTTTTTAACTTTTGTAGACTTTTGGGGTAACTTTGTGTAATATCTATCGTGAAAGAAAAAAGAAAATACGAAAAAAGATCTGAATATTGGGATAAGTTTAAGAAAGCGGATAAGCCCATTGAAGATGTTATGAGCTTTCAGGTATCAGCAGCTGACACAACTCCTGCTACAGCTGGTCAACCTATATATGCAGAAACAGCTTTCGGCAATAGAAGGCAGGCATATTCTGGAGCAAACGGTTCCAGAAGAAATACTACCCATGCAACAATGAAAGCAAATAAGTATACCAATATTAGGAATGGTATGCTTCCATTCGATTACTCTGCTGACGGAACAAATGTTAGAGATGCAATCGAGCTGTGCCAAAAGGCATATGCAAATGTAGCTATCTTTCGCAATGCTATTGATATTATGGCAGAGTTTTCCAACTCAGCAATTTACCTTGAAGGAGAGAATGAAAAATCTAAAAAGTTTATAGAAAAATGGTTTGAAAAAATTGGTTTATGGAAATTGAAGGACCAATATTTTAGAGAATACTACAGGTCAGGAAATATATTTTTGTACAGGATAGATGGAAACTTTTCTGTTGAAGATTTTGCTAGATTAAATTATGTTTATGGTTCTGGTTCATTAAAGCCTGGAGAAATTCCAATTAAATATACTTTACTTAATCCTTTTGATATAGTTATTGAAACAGCAACTTCTTTTGATTCTGGAGTTTACAAAAAAGTATTATCAGATTACGAATTGGAGAGATTAAGAACACCTAAGACTGAAGAGGATAAACAGATCTTAAAATCTTTAAATAAAGACACCAGAGAAAAAATTAAACAAGGCTCATTCAATAGAGATGGATTAACTATTGAATTAGATGCTGAAAAATTACTTTATTCTTTTTATAAAAAACAAGACTACGAACCTTTCGCTATACCTTTTGGATTTCCAGTGCTAGATGACATTAACTGGAAAATGGAATTAAAGAAAATAGATCAGGCAATTGTTAGAACTGTAGAAAATGTAATTCTACTTATAACTATGGGAACTGAACCTGACAAAGGGGGAATTAATCCAAACAACTTAAAGGCCATGCAGGAGTTGTTTAGAAATGAAAGTGTTGGGAGAGCTTTAGTTGCTGATTATACTACAAAAGCTGAGTTTGTAATTCCTGACCTTAAAAAAGTTATTGGTACTGAAAAGTATGCAATAGTCAATGAGGATATAAGAGAAGGCTTGCAAAATGTAATTGTTGGTAATGAAAAATTTGCTAATACACAAATTAAAGCTGAGATATTCTTAGAAAGATTAAAGGAATCAAGAAATGCATTTCTGAATGACTTTCTTCAGCCTCAAATTAAAATGGTCTGCAAAAACATGGGTTTAAAGAATTATCCAATTGCAAGATTTGAAGAAATTGATATTAAGGATGAAGTTCAATTCCATAGAGTAATTACTAGACTTTTAGAAATCGGCATACTTACACCAGAGCAAGGTATAGAGTCTATGAAAAGTGGACTATATCCAAGCACTAAAAATTTAACTGAAGCTCAAAATAATTATATAGAACAAAGGGGTCAAGGAATGTACAATCCTCTAGTTGGAGGAATACCGATGATACAAAGTCCTGAATCAGAAGCTAATATAGAATTGCAAGAAGAGCAAATAGAAATACAAAAAAAGACTGCTGAAGAAAGTATTAAAAATCAAAAAATTCAACAAAAGTCAGCTCAACAAAATCAAACTCCTAAATCTGCTGGAAGACCAAATGGAACAACACAAGTACCATTGACGGCTTCAGGAGATTATTCTACAAAAAATATTCAAAAGACAGTTTATGCATTAGATGAATTACAATCATATGCTGAGACAAACTTTAAAAAACATAAAAACATTAAAAAATTAAATGAAGAACAAAGAGGTTTAATTGTTAATTTATGTGAATCAATTGTTTGTTCTAAAGAAAAAAACCAATGGAAGAGAACTGTATTAAGCTGTATCAAGGATGTAAATAAAATTGGAGAGTTAGATGTAATTGAAGAAATTTTAAGTATTGGAGCTAAAAACGATTTAAACGATTACTCATCTGCAATTTTATATCACAGCAAAAAATGATTTTTAAGTGTATATAATGTTTAATGAGTCAGTCATATAAATATAGCACCACATTTTCCAGTCACATTTTTGCATCTGGTGATGTAGACTCTCCTAATTTAAATATATCAAAAGCCTCATTGGAAGGATTAAGAGACTTGCTACCTGAAGATGTTGACCTTGAAAATAATATTGATTTAGTTGCTGTTGCATTTAATGCAGCTTTAGTTAATAAATTTAATAAAAATGGAGACGGCATTAGCTCTGAAACAGCTGTTAAAGTTATTGAGCAATTTAAGCACAAGCCAACAAATATAGAGCATAACAGAGAAAAAGTTGTAGGACATATAGTAACTTCTTCTTTTTCTGATTTAGAAACAGGAGAAATTATTTCTAATGAAGAAGCTATAGCTTATAAACAACCTTTTAACATTTCATTAGGATCTTTAGTTTACAAGTCCGTTAATAAAGAATTTGCTAACTTAGTAGAAAATTCAGTAGATCCAGAGAGCGAATACTACCACAAAGTATCCGCCAGTTGGGAAATTGGATTCAATGATTATGTTTTAGCAATAGGTTCGGATAACCTAGAAGATGCTGAAATTATTTCTGACCCAGATCAAATAGAAGAGTATAAACATTTTTTAAAAGCTTTTGATGGCGATGGGAAATTTAAAGATGGCCGCACAATAAATCGATTAATTGTTGGAGAAATTTTACCTCTAGGAATTGGCTTTACTGCTAATCCCGCAGCAGAAGTCAAGGGCTTAATAACCAAAACAAGCGAACAAAATACGGAAGATATTGTAGACGAAGAAATGCAAGATAATAAAAAAATGAAAAAAAATATTTCACAAATCAAAAAAACAACTGTAAATAACAGAAAACATACTATTATGGAAAATCAAGATATTCTCAACGAATTGGTGTCGGCTCTAAAAGAAAAAGCTTCCGATGGGAAGTTTTCTGAGGAAGCTGTAGCTACAGTCAGTAAAATTATCAAAGAAGCTATTCTAGAGAAAAACGAATCTTTCGTTCAAGAAAAAGAAGAGTTGCTTTCCCAAAAGGAAGACCTGGCTAAGGCAAATGAAGAACATGTAAAGCGCGCAGAAGAAATTCAGTCGCAGCTCAAAGAAGCTTTGGAAAAAGTTTCTGCACTGGAACTTGCTGAAGCAGAACGTTCTGCTATTGACTTGTTTGACTCTCGCATGTCTGTTATAGAAGCTCAATACGAATTGTCCGACGAAACTCGTACAGTAGTAGCTAGAGAACTTAAGACTGTTCAAGATACCGAAGAAGCGTTTGCGCAATATCAAGACAAGATTTCTATTGTATTAAAACATCAGAATAAAGAGTTTATTGAAAACCAACAAAAAGCTTTTGATGAAAAACTTGCAGAAGCTGTTGAAAAAAGGATTCAAGAACTTAATAATTCTGAAGCATCTCAAGAAGAGATTGTTGAAGAAGCAATTGATTCTGTTGAGCAAAAAGAAGAAGATCAAGCTATCGCAAATAATAACGGAGAGTCATCTGAAGAAGAACTCTCTCTTCGTGAAAAATTTAGAAAAGCTTTTTCTGAAGACAATTTAACCATTAAATACTAAAATAAGGACTAAATAAAATGGCACTTAGACTACTACCATTCCGTGATTACGACGAACATGAAGTCGTAAATTTATATGCACTTGCTGGCCAACTTGGCGACTTCGTTCGTCTTGATGACATCAATAAACGTTCTACTGGAGCAGACAATGGAGTTTTTGTAAAAATCCATAATGGCTCTTTAGGCCCTGCTGGAAGAGATCCTATCGATGTTACATCTGATAGTTATGGCAGCTACCTCGGAGCAAAGGATTTTCCACATGTTGGAAGAAATACTTACCCAGCTAACACTTTGACTGTTACTGGAGTTGCTGCATCTGGAGATTCCTGCCTTGGAGTTACTCTTCGTCAAACAGCTATATACGACGAAAATGGAGAAAAACTTCAATACAACCCAATCAAGAAAGACGAGCTTTATGCAGTTCTTCCTGGTGAAACAGTGCCTGTCCTCTCAAGAGGTATGGTAACATTAACTGATGCCGCTATTGATGGTGATCCATCTCCTGGAGATTCTCTTGTTCCTGCTGCTGACGGAAAAGCCACAAAGGCCCATGACAATGCAGCAGCCAATATTATTGGTACAGTTCTTGCCAGTGGATTCAGAGATGACGCCGCAGCATTTGCACATACAGGAAATGGTACTTTTAAGGGTCAAAACTCTTATGGTAACTATGGATATATGTCTGGTAAATACTATGTTATCAAGCTTGACTGCTAATCTTTTAAATTAAGGAGAAAACTTAAGAAATGAAAATTACTATTAAAAGAACCGAAGAGCAAGTAGAATTGCTCAAAGCAATGGCAT